TTAAAAATCTTAATTAATTGCTCCCTTGAATATTGAATCTCTTTTGGTGCAGATAAAATTTCAGAACCTTCATTGACAAATCTTAATGCTGTATAATGATCAAAAAATTGAGTAACGTCCTCGCCATCAATTTTTAAAGGTCTCCCATTAATGAAGTATTTTGATTCAATATAAGTGTCATTATAGGTAAGGATTAATGGCGTGTTTAAAGGAGTTGCGTATCTCTCCTCAGCTTGCTTCATTGCTTCTAATAATGTTTCTCCCGGTCTTTTAGCTTCAATTATTCCTATGGGTATATCAGTTCCGGATTGATATAAAACGAAATCGGGTTGTTTCCCATCAAGTTTATTTTTTTGCTCTTTGGTTTTTGCTCTATGCTGAACAACATTACAATCGGGATTCTTTTCATCTACAATCCATCCCAGATTATCAAGTTGCGTGCAAATTGAATGTATAACGGAGGCCTCTAAACGTTTTGTTTGCATGGAAAATAATATTGTTTCGTCACGGTAAAAAACCGTTAGATAAAAATATACAAAAAAGAAATCCCACCCAAATATATTTTTGGAGGATTAACTATTGCTTATCAAATCTTTGTAAGTAAGTTTTCGTTTTGGGGGCAATTAATTTTTAAGATTTATTTGCATTTGTTTCAGAATTAATTATTTCTTTTATCATAATAATACTCGCATGGTATTGGCAATTGCTTGGGCCATCAATGGCGGCACTGCATTGCCAATTTGTTTAAATGCTGCTGTTCTGCCACCTTCAAAGAAGTAATCATCAGGAAAGGATTGTATCCTTGCTGCTTCACGAACAGATATTGAACGTATCTGTTTTAAATCAGGGTATATATAATAGTGTCCATCTTTAGCTATGTGTGCAACAAGAGTGTGAGAATGACCTGTTGGGTCAACTACTTTGAAACGGTCTAAAAAAATATCTTTTTTATTGTGAGTTTGTAATCGTTTAGGTAGATTGTTATACTTCAATCGTTCTTTTTTATTCACCCATTTATCAATAGCAATTGAATAAATTTCTAAATCTCTTTCGTTGTGATTTCTTGTGATATGCTGGGTTGTAAAATCAATTCCATTTCTGGTTTCAGTTGTTTGCTGATATTCATTTATCTTTTTGGTGTATCGTGCAATATTCATTTCCTGTCCGGGAATTAACTCAGGTAAGTCTGCAAATAAATCTTTCTTTATCTGCCATTTGTTTTCAATGGTTGTAAGTTCTGGAAATTCAAATTTCGCTTTCCCTTTACGACCAATAATAATTACCCGCCGCCTTCTTTGCAGTACTCCGTATTCTTCAGCGTTTAAAACCTTATAATCTGCTGAATAGCCAATTTCTTCAAATAAAGAAAGCATCTCATTTAGATACTTTTTATTACCGGCAGTAAGAAGTCCTAATACATTTTCAAAAACAAAATATTTTGGTTTATACCTCACAAGAAATTCTGCATAATACCGGAACAGATAATTCCTTTTGTCGCCACTCATTCTGTTAGGGTCACGGCTCCGGCCAACCAATGAATATGCCTGGCAAGGTGGCCCGCCAATTATTGCATCAACTTTTTGGGAACCAAGCTGTTCGTCTATAGTATCGAAAATGCCTCCAATTGTCTTTTTAGTAATTTCATTATTGATTACAGATAAAATGATTTCTTGTGGAATGCTATTCCACAATTCATTTCTTGTAATCTCATTTTTCAAATAAGAATAATATTGATTGATTTTGTTATTATCATTCAGGTAATGAAATGCCAGCCGTGTTTTTAAAGTATCAGCGGCTTCCTTATTCATTTCAACATGGGCTATAGGGTGGAAGCCTTCCCGAATAAATCCTTCGGAAAGTCCCCCTGCGCCAGAAAAAAGGTCTATATAATTCATCTTAGCTGTTTTTTTTGGAATAAATTGCTCGTCTATAAATCAGGATCTTTTAATCTGTACGTATTAAGTATTTTTTCTTTTTCGGCTTGCGACATTTCATTGTACAACTTTTTTACCGCCGTAACTACAATCTCACTTTCACTTTCGCCTGTATAGTAGGCGTGAGCCTTTGCCAGCCTTGAATACAGAGGCGGCAGGTAAGCCCTAATAGAATTAGCAATGGTTTTTGATTTACTCATAGTTAATCGGATTTAGCATAATACTCAACCATTAATATCTTTCCTGAATAAATTTTTTCTCTCCTTATTTCCACGGTATCTAAGTAAAATTCTTTCAATGCTGTTTCTTCACCATAATTTTTTTCAACCCACAATTTGAACATATCAAAATAGGCCGGATTTAAAACAACCGCTTTCACAGGGAGGTTAAATTTTCGTTCGTGGATAATGCATGCCGCTACCATATCCACTGCAAGATTACCTTGCCTTTTATAATTTTGTAGATTTAATATTGGTACCTCTGTTTTCATTTTAAAAAGTTTTACTTATACGAGATTTCATTACTTTATTCACTTTTTTGATATAGGTGCCAGCATTGAATTTGTTTGTTTTATTAAATGGATTAAAACCCAAATCATCACATAGTTCAATTAAAGCCTCTTGCGTAAAATTTATTTCTGTGCCATCTTTTGTTCTTATTACAAAATGATCCCCAATAGTGAAAGTTCCGATATCTTCCTTATCTAATAAAAAAACTGTTTTCATTTTAGAAAGTTTTGCTTATGATTATATTTGAAGGGCTACCTATCTGGCCTATACTTACGCTTATGATTGTGAATCTTGCCTCTACTGCTGTTCCTGTGTCCCCTGCATCTCCCTGAACTCGAGCCACAAAAGACCCGTTACCAGAACCATCCAATGTTACTGTAAACGTGTCGTTCAAAAAGTAAATACCTCCGTTAACCATTACCTGGCCCATATCGTTTGCATTAATATACAAAGTCACCTGGAAGGTAAGAATAGCCCCTGCGGCACCTGTCACGTTTTCTGTTTCCTGGTAAAAAGAAGGACTGCCGGATGACCCACTTGGCGATATATATTGAGAAGGCGTTCCACTTGCGCCGCCCGGGTCCATATTTGAATAATATCTTTTAATCATTAAAATTGTTTTAGCGTATAAGAAACTTCGTCGTTGCCGATTTCGTTTTTACCCAAATAAATTAAATATAAAAGATTATTTGCCGATGCAACAGCTGCAAGATTCCCTGAATCTCTTATAATTGTTGAGCCGGAAGGAGTATTTACGGTCAAGGTCAGCCCCGCTCCAAATGTCCATTTCATTCTTACCACTACGCCCGGTACTGCATTAGTGAAATCAAAATTAATTGTCACATCTGATGTTGCAGAGCTAAAGAATGACGCCCTATCCTGCTCAAAAGTAACAGTATAAGAGGCGGGCAATGAGGCCTGGATATCATTTTTTAACCCCACTACGGTCTGGACTATCTGTGTGAAATCAAAGACACCCGCGCCGCTCACCCCTGCGGTAAAATTAATAGAGCGAATATTATGAACATTTCTTGAAACTCCATCTGTGAATAAAACAGGATCGGCATTTGTGGTATATTGAGTTATTACGATATTAGCGATTGCGACCTGACCTGCAGAAGCGGTAAAAGTAACCGCAGGTACAAGGTAAACTTCGCCATTATAAAAAATGGCGCCGGAGCTAATGCTGTAATTTAACCCACTTCCCGTATTAACACACCCCCATAGGACGTAGCCTGTATTAGCAACAGCATTGCCGCCAATAAAATTATTCCCCATTGCAGTTATTGCCTCTTGATACGCAAATTGCAAAAAATCAATAGTCCCCTCTTTTACAGGAAATTGATTGATGGAGCTTACTGAACTTAAATCTAATTTTTTCATTTTAATAAGTTGATATTATGTATGTGATCCCTACGGGGACGTATTGGTCTATGAAATTCCTAAAAATATTGTCGTTACCTCCTTGCGCCGTATATGTCGCTATTGGAATATGAATAGTAAAGTCAATCCTTGCTGCCACTGCATCTGAAATACCTACATACTCGGAAGATCCTTTCGTGGATATCGTGCTGCTTTTATCCTCTGTTAGCCCGATAATAAAAATTGGCGCTATATAAGCATTTGTGCTTATGTAGATATCGCTTATATTATTTGGTTGACGAAAAGTAGTATCATATTCTTTATTGAGCGCGTACTCAAGAACAAGTCTTTGCCCATTATATAAAATCCTTTCCTTTAGCCCTATAAAATTATTCTGAACTAATTGCCAATTGGACGTAGTCGGCAAATCTGTATTCCCATTTATTAAACTACTGTAAACTTTTTTATTATAAATTACCTGGTTAAGATAATTATAAGTCCCTGGTGCATAAAGTGGGGCGGTTGAACCTCCGTAATAGGAACCAAAAAATAAATCTCTTGCCCATTGCAGTGGGTTAAGCAGCGCCTGCAATAAAGGGTTAGTTGTTACTGTCCGTTTATCCGGCGGGAGTAATTCAATTGTGATAGGGTTTATATTTACGTCGTATATTGGCATTATTCAGCTATAAAATTTAATGAATCGGTAAAGGTTTCCCCGGGAGTTATTTCTTCCGCAATATACCCGGCAATTGTCACCCACTTTCTTTGAATAATTGCAGAATTAAGAATTAAGAATGTCCCTGATGAAAAAGCGTCTGTATCTTGCCTGGCAATAACGTTTTTTAAAACAACATCATTTACTCCAGGTACCGATTTCATTATTCCTTCAAGATCACTCATTTCTACTGCGCCGTTGAAATTTGTTACCGCCAGTAAAGAGAACCATGCATTTATAGCGTCAATCATTGAAGATTGAATTACCGAGGCATATTGCCCCTGATAATAAATATCTGCCTGAATATAAATCTTATCAGAATTTAAAGAAACAACTGAATAAATAATACCAGCTACACCGATAGCATTTATATATCCTTGCGCTGATGATAATTGAGAGCTGCTTAATGCTACGAAAGGCGTCCCTGTTGCAACTTTTATATTTACCTGATTAGCTATAGTACTTGTGACCGAGCAAGCTGAAATAATTTTTAATGTAGAATCAACAACCGGATATTGAGGGATAGTATTTATTAGTTGAATTATTTGAGGATTAGTATCTGAATACTGAAAAGCAAACATTTGCGCCTGAATCCATTGAGGAGTTGCCGCCGCGCTTTGGCTTGCCGTTATTTCAAGGGATAATTGTAAAGTATCCATCAATTGCTCTAATGTTGCGCAGCACGTCGCGAAGGCAAAGCACAGCACCCGGAGCATGTTTCTTTTACTCCATTTTGTAGGATCAATAGTTATTCCTACAGCCGCCAAATTGGTCGTTAAGACGGTTGTTATCTGGGCTTGAATATCGTTTACTGATCTACTCATTTTTTAATAATTTTGTTGTGGTATTATAAATTCAGGATTAGGATCAGGAACCGGAGCAGGTACACCTCCATTAACTATACTTGCGTCAAGGTTCGGATTTGCTGTTTCATCATAATTATTCAAAGAAGGATCAAACGGTGAGCCCTTGCTGTCAATGAAATTACAAACGAATTCTAAGATGTAATGATACAAATTGTCATGATCGTAATCCTGCTCTTCTCTTATGCAATTCATCGCTCCGCAAGCCGTCGGGCAATATTGAGATAAGTTCGCTAAAATTGTATCTCTCAAATCAAAGACAATAAGGTCTTGCTCAAATGTTCCATCCTGGTTATAAAATTCATGTATCAAATGAATTCTTATTCCTAAATCAGCGGAACGAAATCCAAGTCCAATCACTTCGTAAGTTGCCGGACTAACAATTTCCACAAATGCGGCCGGCCGTGGCCAGGTGTAATCTTTCCCGTCTTTGATATTTCTTAATTGGTTGTTCCAAATGCGGGAATAAAGCGGCACAGTTTGCGAATCATTATTGAAAACCTGTATTGCTGAAAGTTTTGATAATATATCCCCTATTGGTTGACTAATTCCCATAACTACATTTGTTGTTTATTTTGTTTTCCAAATTCTATTAATTATTTCAGTGATCTTCTCTGTTTGCATTCTTGTTAATGTAGAATCTTGCCCCACATATTCCCTTTTTGGCATGTGGCCTCCGCCCTCATTGATTATATTAGCATAAGGCAGGTCAACGATCATTCGTACCCTGTCTTTAGTTATTTCTTTTGTTCGGCTCATACTACTTACCGCCCGACGAAGTGTGCCACCTCTTTTTCTATAACCCGCACCGATTAATATCGGTTGTGTTCTTCTTTGCAGCCCTTTTGTTTTTGGGTACTTATAAGCCTTTGTTCCAGGTGTGCGTCTTTGAACCTCTTTCCATGGTGTGCCGTCCCATCCTTGTTTTTTAAATGAATCCAAAAAATAATTTTGCGCCTGGTTACTCAATAAAATAAGGGTCTCCCGCTTATACCGATTAAGCAGGTTACTCACTTCCTCGAAATTAAATTTTGTTGGCATTTACTGATTTTTACTTTTTTTTTATTTTTTTTAGGTAATTCAAAATATGAGGCAGGGGGAATTACATCATTAAGGGCGTTCATATTTATCATATAATTTTCGTAAGCCTTTTTATTTTTTTTCATACTCTTAAAAATTAGTCTTTTAAATTTTTAAATATCAGACCAATAAAAAACACCGTAATAAATAATATCAAACCAATTATAATACCTAAAAATGTTTTCATAATTAAACGCGTTTAAAATTAATTATTCGACATATTGTGTTGATCTATTTTGTTTATTCAACTGTAGAGGCTATTTAACTAATTGATTTATAATAAGTTATGAAAATTAATTGTAAAGTTTTATTTTTCAGTATTCTAATTTCATAACTAATTGATTATTAATGCTTTCCCATTCATTTACCCTTATCCAATACTTATTTTTAGTCGTTTTTGAGTTTATTTTGCCTTTATTTCTTTTTAAAAATTTAAACTCTTCGATGCTGGACATTTCAACTTTGGCCAAAATAATATCGTCTCTTTTGTATTCTAAAATAAAAGGAGTTTGCCAGATTAATGGCGGTTCGTCTTTGTCTAATCCTTTTTTGGAAATAAACTCATTGAAAGTATTAAAGTCAACTAAATACATTTTATTTCTTTATAGGTTCATAAACAATTTTATTCTTTTGACCTGGCAATGGTTTTGTGTGCATGTTCTTGCCGGAGAAAATTTCGTCCGGTATTCTTTTTGGAAAAGCCGTGCAGGTTCCATCACCTAAGTTATGTTTGCAAGTGTTACATGCAATCTTCACCAGTGGCTCATTATGGCCAATAATATCGCTCATATTTTATAATTTATAGTTCACTTAAAGTTACGAAAATTTTTCCATATTTCCCTTTTTTACCTTCTGTTTTTATTGATTCAATTTTAAATCTGCTGCCTCTTCCAAAAAGTATTTCTTTCTCTCTTTTTGCGTCGCTAAGATCTTCAATCAAAACTCCAGTCTTTCCTTTTATTGTCATTTCTACCTGGTATTGAGACGAACCACTAAATATTGTAGTTATTGACTTATCATAAGAAGTTGACATGAAAGCGTTATCTGTAAAGTATTCGCCTTTCTTTAATTCTTTAAACTTATTAAACGCGTCTTCATCAACTGTAATTCCGCGGTAACTTTCTGCTGTTACTTTTGGCGCACCTTCGATAAATTTATCAAGTGTGGCCGCCGTTGTTTCCGCCTCTTTTGATATGTTGCTCCTAATACCTCTGTAATAAGAATTGATCTGGTTGAAAGATTCGCCGGTATAATTCTTTAACGCTTCTTTCTCTGATTCAGGGACATAAAAATCAGCCATAACTTTTTGAGCCTCCTCAATGCTTAATCCTGTGATTACCTCTGCTACCTCTTTATCTGTCGCCGGTATCGGTAACCCGAAATTATTTTTTGCAAATGCCCGGTCTTTTTTAGCCACATCAAAATAAGGGTGCTCAGGCGAAAAAACATAACCGTCTTTCCCTGGATTCATCTGAAATTCTTTCGGCACATTACCTTTTGAACCCTGCACCTTGTCGTAATCTTCTTTCCCTGATACACCGTGACTTTCCTCTTCCTGCGATATGACACATTCACAGTTGAAATGCAAAAGCGGCGTTAACCAATCCCATACAGGATCATCCACCGGAGCGGAGAACCCTTTATACGGCGCACATTCCGGACAAGCGTGCCCGTCGGTAGAGAAAACTAAAACAGGAAGTATATCCTTATTCCTTTCAATCTCGCTCCATTTTACAGCCATGGCAGCCTGGCCTTTAGCCGTTTGGTATTCTGATAATCCATACGACTCGTTCCAAGTACTAAAAGTAGCCTTGCCTAACTTACTGAATTCGCGGGCGCTTACCGTGTCGCCATTTTCATCAAACATCAAAGAACTAATTTGTTTTATTTCTTGAAAACATTTCGCAGCCGAAAACATATACACATTTTCCCTTAGCTCTGTTAATAACTCTAAATCCTTGCCTTCCGCATTGTCAATCGTGCTTCCGAACCCTTCATACAAACCTTTTTTTAGAAAATTCGCCGTGGATGTATAAAGGTCTTCCGGTATGTCGTATTCTGAGATTGTGCCTTCTTTAATACCTTCTAAAAGATCCTGAATCTGTTCATCGCTATATTTAAACTCTGAACCCATTAATTATTCTTCTTTAATCTGCGTTTTAATTTCTGATCATAAGTCTCAAGCATCATCTGCCTCACTTCCTCTTCCGTCATATTCTCGGTGGCCGCTACTGTTCTTATCCCGTAAAGATTTACAAGCCTTTGCCATTGTTGGGCCGTCCTTACGCGGGCATTAACTCCAAAGGCTCTTTCAAAACGGTACTTATTTTCGAGTAGGAGCTTAGGATTATTTAATAAACATTCTCTTAACTTATCATAATCGCTTTTTTGCCGCCTGGATTTAAACCGGTTCTTTATTTTTTTGAACATGATTATAAATTTTATTAAGCCTGTTTTTAATCGAAGGAGAAAAAGAAGGCGACGGCGGAGCAGAAATAAGTATGCCGGTCTGCTCTGTAAAATAATCCGCATCCATTGGGAGGCCCGCGCTGGCCATACGTACAGCCTGATCAATTATAGTGTTGTTTATTTCGCTTATTTCTGAATCATTTTTCAATACCGCTTTTACGTCATCAGGAATACTAAAACCAAGTTTCCGCATTTTAGGAAGTAACGAATTATTTATTACAGAAGATATAAACGAACCGTCTTTCATTTGCTTATCTTCCATTGCCACGTCCGCGGGGCTTTTTACTTTACCATTTCCAAGTTTACCTGGAATGCTGTCTATGGCGTCTGCGTGCCCTAAGATTATTTTTGAAATTTTCTTTTCAAGCCTTTGTTCAAAATTATCGTACCCCTGAAAACCTGTCCCGCCAAGTTTTGTTTCTAAAAATTCTATCGCATCCTCCGGGTCAATCATTGCCCATCCTGCGGAGCCCATTCGCTGGATGGCGTTAGCAAACTCTGAACGCTCTGTATCGTTCGTTTTCGTGGTCTTACCTACACGGTAAGGCTGAGAATATAATTCTACAAAGTCGCCGTTAAAACCAAGAATATTTCTAAGAAATATTTCATAGATCGCAACTTTATACAAGAGACCGTAACCAGCCGGCGATGTCCCTATATCATTATAAGTTGGAATATAAACGTGCCAATCTTTGTAAGGTTCTTCCATAAAGTTCGCGCCTGATATTGAATACGTAAAATTGGTAACATTAAGCCTATCCGGAGAAACGTTCCAACGTTTTATAATATCAATATTCGGAAATTCGTCATTTTTGATACTTCCCAAGGCGATTAACGAATAGCCGTAAGCAATTGCATCCATAGAGTAATTGAGGAACTTTATAAACCAGCTTTTATTTTGTGATTGCCCCTTTACTGTCTCAAGGAAAATGTCTTCAGTAGTTTGGTTAGCTTCGTTTTTAGAATTAACGAATTCCCACTTTCTTAGGAGCGTCATATCCTTACGGCGCTCCCAGCAAGCAAATACATGGCCATTATCCATCGTATCTATAAAAAGACGTTGCGCTTTTACACGATGTGGATAATACACGTTTTCTGATTCGGTCATTACATCACGCCAACTCAATACGTCCTGTCTTAAGCGCTGCAATTGTACCGGCGCAATAAATCCGGCCAGGTTCTTTTTTATCTGACCCATATTGGGTCTTGAAAAAGGAATTACAGAGCTACTATTAGCCTGCATTTTATTTTTTATCTGTTCGATTGCGTTACTCATTTTATTACTTTTTGCCTCCGTATTTCCCATGCTTTGTGTTGGCGATGTTCCAAAGTTGTTGTTCTAATACCTTCTTTTGGTCTTCTGACATGCGTTAGTTTTTTACCGTTTTTCTTTGCAATATATTGAAGTTTTTTTTTGAACCGAGACACACTCAATGTAACCAGCCTTTTTCAAAACATCCTCAACTGCCTTTCCGCGAAAAGACATGGATTAAATTGAGTGCCGGAAGTATGATCAGCGCAAACGAGATTCATCCTGTTTCCCGGGCCGGAGCGTTGTAAAATCAATGTACCGTAGCCAGCATAATTTCTTTCGGGTATCAGTCCGCAATTGTGACAACAGGTATTCACCTGGTGAAACTGGCAGCATTTTCCGTCGGGCCAGATCTTTCCGAAAATTGGATAAGAATAAAAGAAGGGTGTGTGAGTAAAATAAATAAATTGGTTGGCTTCTGCGTACTTGCAAAAATCATTTAATAAGGATCTATCGCTGGTTATTTGCCAGGCAACATGTAATGAAAGCTTTGAAACGATCATGATTTTGTTTTTAACTGGTGATATAAAATTCCTAAAAGGAATAAATCATTTTGAGACAAATTGTTTTTTATTCTTGCGTAAAAGCATTTAGCTGAACTTTGAAAGCCTGTGCATATTCTTTTTCCTTAGATGCATCCTTACCGGCCTGCTCTAATTCTTTTATTTTACCTTTCCAGAAAGTATAATTATCGACGGCGTTTTTTAAAAAAATATCTTCATTATCCATTTCTAAATTATTTATTATAGATTTATTTTTACTTCCAACTGCACGAGACATAAATTAAAATAGATTTATTAATTATTAATTATAAAATTATATAAACCGTTATAAGTCCATTCTTCTAAACACCATTTTCAATAATCGTTTACAAGTTTTGGACGCCCTCCGAACCTTATCCTTGAACCGGATGCCGGCTGTATAACTTGCAGCTCCGGTGTGATATCATCTCCGATTGTTGCCGCTTGCAACCACCCCAAAGCGCTGTACGTCGGATACAAGACACGCTGTCCTCTTACTTCTCTATCTTCATGGTGACCAAAATAACGCACACTTCTTAGTTCAGGAATATTTCTCGGTGCTATTCTGCTATGAAGATGATAGAGAGCAATATCAATACAAACCATAAGTAATTTCTGATCGCGATTGTCGCCTAATGTCCAATAAGTGGTGTTAGTAATTAATGTGTTCGTAGGGACGGAGTAAGCTGCGCCGGCACCCCAATATTGAACACCATTAACAGGATCATCCGGAAAAATATTTGCTACAACAGAATCTACGGAAAAACCTATCTGAAGCTGAGCAGCATGATCGAGTATAGGCGAAGCGACTAAGCATGTGTATGTTTTATTTTTCCAAAAAATCTGATCACCGACCGCAAAAATATTTAGATAATTAAATATCGGGAACGGATACTTGGAATAATAAAGTGTATATTCTAAGCCTAATAATGTCCAGTGAGCAGCGTTAAATACTTCCGGTGTCACTATTGCTGACGAACAGGAATAAATACTGCCGGCCTGTAAAACCTGGGCTCCTAAAGCATAAGTTTGTGTCGGATCATAAGGCAGTGCATCTAAATAAACCGTTTGACCGGCGTTGTAAGATTGCGTAGGATCCCACTGAAGTGTGTCTTTAAAAGCATCGGTAACATCATATTTTTGCTTTAGGTAAGAAATGCACTCTTCAACGGCAGCACGTTGTATGGAATCTAAGATAGATGTGTTATTACCAATTAATTGTTGGAGATTGTCAATTTGGATTTGCTTGTAAAAATCATTACTGATTAAAAATGACATACCCAAATTTAATTGGCATTTTCCAATAAATTATTATTTTGCTAACTGTATTAGTATTTATTTCTCCTCAATACCTCGAAGTATCTTTTTTTCTCTATCTTCTGCTCCTAAACTCTCAGTATCTTTTGAAATAACTTCGTTTGGGACACCCAATTTAATTGCAATACTTACAAGTAGTTTAACTTGTGTTTCTTGTAATACTAAGTTTCTTGCTGATTTTGTTGCGCCTTTTATTATTTCTGATAATACCCAAATCCAAATCAAAAAACTAATAAGACCTATTATAAGAATAGGCCCTATAAATCCTGTTATATTTTCCATTTTGTAATTTTAAATGATGATAATTAATCCAATAGTGAGGAATAATGCGGTCGTTTAAGTATTGCTAATGTAACCGTTGAATTTCTTCTTTAGATTTTTTAATTTGTGACATATCTTTTAGTTTTTAATTAATTTCTTCCATTTTTTTTAGCTAATATAGTTTAATTAGTACATATTTCGTGAATTATTTTTTCCAATGTAGGGTGTGAAGGTTTTGCCTCCGCGCTGGTATTTCAAGAATTCTTCAGAAAAAGCCGAGCACATAACATAATCAAATAAGTCTGTATAGTGCCCAACTTTTTGAAACCTCGCCCCAGTTTTCGGATCACTACCCATTTCTTTTAACTTTGTACCGTCCGACGCCTCTTTGAGTAATATAAAGTCATTAATAGCAGTTCTGCAGTTTTCGCCAATGATGAAGGTTAAATCACCATAATTTTTTTCAAACACGGTATTAATCC